ATTAAGAACGAGTTCCAGGTTTATAACCGGTTCCGCGTTCCCCGACCACTCGACGAGGAACTAAAGGGTTCGCTGAAAGATTGGACGAGAAATTTCTTCTCGCCTTTACTCAAGATGAAAAATGAGGTACCCGATATCCAAAAGGATCAAGATATCTCATGTAGTCTCGGCTTTCAGTTAAGCACGAGCGCGTGCATCGAACGACAAAGAAAGGACGGTGGGATACTTGGATTGGTAGCAGACCATTACAAGTTAGTCCCCCACCCCATCCTGATAAACAAAACGTTCACGGAGCGAATCGATTATCAGGCAAAATTTACGTGGCAACTTGCGACGGAAATCTTGGCTGACGAACTCGCCCATGCACCGGATTGTTCAGGTCAAGGGTGTATCCGGACTGAACTCCATCTACCCTTAATTCCGATAGGGATTAAGGAGAGCGGAGGCAGGTCTCGGATTCCTTGTCTCACGTCGGGAATCGCAAATTCTCTAGGACACCACGTCCGACAGAAGCTCTTCCGAATCATTAAGACGGACCCTAGGACGGCATTTCGATACGGTGGAAGAAAGAACCATTTCTACCAAATGATGAAATCATTAAAGGATGATGAGGTTTTCCACTCCAGCGATTTGAAATCGTCCACGGATTTCTTCTCCTTCGATCTCGCCCGAACCATCTCGGATACTCTCCGAGATATGGGCTTGATTACAAGGACAGAACACCAGGCCATGTGTCTACTCACAGGTTCTTTCCGGATGGGAATACCAACCGAAGAGAACGTTCGTGAACAGCACATCGCCTGCGTGCCGGACGTTAGGGAGGAGATAGAACGATGTACCGTAAGAGGATCTTACGGTATGTCAACTATCCTCAGCCAGACCGGTCCGATGAAAGCTTTCCTAACGAAATTCAGCCAAAGGGCGAAACAAGGGACCCGGGTTTTCGACCCGGTCCTTTATCCCCCTCGGGCATCGTTCATGAGGGAAAGAATGATCGAGCTAACTCGTCAAAGTATACGCCGTAAAATGCGAGGGGAATACCTCACACAATGCGGCTTACACATGTCGACGAGCGTCTCAATCGCCTTCTTGAACTGCATGAATCTGTTCGCCGATACCATGGCGAACGAGCAGACAAGATTTATCGCCAAGACGTTAATCACGGGTGACGACGCACTTCGCGCCGCCATCCGGTCAAACATCGAGGCGTATAAACAGATGATCACCCGTCTACAAGGGGTGTTCTCGGAGACAAAAGATGTCGTGACAAACGAGCCACGAGTATTGTACACCGAGATACTCCTCGAAAACGGTCAATTCGTGGATGCACTCATGCCGAAAATTGTGGTGAGGCCTGAACCTCAACTCCATGAAGCTCCAGCATGGTTGACAGCCTTGAATTTACTATCATCAATTATTGCGCGTCCCTTGGACAAAACCAACATGATCAACATGATCCTTGACAAATATCAAGCGACCTGGTTGAAGGCAAAATATCTCCCGATATTCGATATCTTGAGCATCGAACACAACATGGCCCTTCGGCCACTCAGTGAACGTGTGCAAGATATAATGTCGATAAAAGATCCTTGGCACGCAGTCCAGATGTATCACTATTATACCTCTCTCTTGAGAGTTATACCTAGGGAGCGAAAAGGACTCGGTTTTTCGTCTATGCACCTAGCCCCCATACCTGAGAAGATCCGATATATCGGATACCATCCCTCGGTCTGGGAACAGGGTGCACTTTGGCTAAAACTCGCAGTAAGAAAACTTCAGGCGTTGACTGAAGTGGCACAGGCTCTCGAAAAGCCCACATGGTCTGTCGGTCACCAAAATTACTCTTTTGAGTACTTGGATAACCACCAGACCACGCTGAATGAATACATCGATTGGTCAGCTCACGAAAAGCTTCCTCAACCGAGATCCATTAGGCAATTTCGAGAAGAGTGCATGGAGATAGATGTAGATATTACATCGATTCTCCCAGTTCATCTACAGAATTTAGTAGATTAGGCCATAAAGCCTCTCAACCAACC